TGATGGATTAAATTTAATTGCTGCATTTACTGCAGATACAACTCTATTCCTTGCATTTTTTTGTTTGTCTGTTGCATATAATACTCCGTATGCATACTCAGAGCCAGAACCCATTGCTAAATAGTCAATTGTGTATTTAGATAAAGACATATCTACAGAACTATGCTCATATATTTGTCCACGAACAGCAATAATTAAACCAAGATCGCCTTCTTTTGAAGTGTCAACCCAGAAATCATTGTAAAATTCTCTAAGTTCTTTAATAAATTTAGTTTGCATAAACTTATCAGTGTCTTTAATGTTTGGTGCTGATGGTTTAAAGTTATAACGGATTCTTTCTCCGTCCATTGAGCCAGCATAACCAATTAAGTATGGGCCAATCTTCCAAACCTTTGGAGCGTCAAGTGCTAATATAGTTCCATCATCGCTTGCACCACGATCACCAGCCATATATATCTTATCTTCATGGCGAACTACGGCAATACAAGTCATCAGAATACCCCTCCAGAATGCGGTATATTTAGTATACCAGCAAAATTTTAGAAGGTCAAGCAGGTTATTTTATATTTTGACCGCAAGTTGGGCAGGTTTTTGCTTTATTTGTAGATTTTTTAGCAGCAACTGGTGCTGTTATTTTTGCTGAACCATATTTTGGACGACCAAATCCAACTATTGAAATTAGGACTCCAGCCTTATTTTTCTTGTAGGCACGTAATTGCTTGCAAACCTCTCCGCCATTTCTTTGGCTTCCAGATTTCTTTGAAGATGTATTTCCTTCAATGCACCAAACCGTTCCATCTTCATTATCTTTTACAACAATACCTACGTGACTAATACGATCAACGCCATCTGAAGGGAAATCAAAATAGGCAATATCTCCTGGTTCTGGATCTGCTATGTCAACATCAATCCATTGACCAGCCTTCTTAAATGCTGCAGCACCTCCTGGAGTATAAACAGTATTGGGAACTTTTACGCCTGCTTCATTTGCACACCAGTTAATAAATGAACCGCACCAAGGTTGAAAGTTAGCCTTAGTATATGCGCCATACTTTGTTTCATTATCTTTTGGACCTTCAATAGTTCCAATTTCTGCTTTAGCAACTTCAATTAAACGTTCTGCTGTACCCTGCTCTGCCATTTTATTTGTCCCAATCTGTATCAACTGGTTGTTCTTCTGGCATCTGTCCGTCTGGCTTTGCTGCTAAACGTGCTGCTGTGGCATCAATTTCTGCTTCTAATTTTTTATCTGCCTGTGTATTCTTAGCGTCTACTTCTTTATTAGTAATTTGTGCAGCCATAATATCTTTTGCACCATCTCTACCAATTAAAATACCAGCAAGTGTTCCAGTAATAAATGTAGCAACTGATGATAAAACATTAAAAAACATTTTATCATTTTCTGATTGTGCACCTATTGGCTGTGTTACAAAAACAAGGGCATACAAAATACCCATAGTTGTAAATAATAAAATTGTTCCTAATGTTAGACCAAGAAAAAACTTTAATCTTGCGTCTAATTCATCTGATGTATATTTTTGTTTCATTTTGTTACCTCTCTTGGATCAAAACCATAAATATCATTTATGCATTCTCCATACCCCAAACAAGTTGGTGGATTACACTCTTCTTTATTCCAGTTTTCTGGATCTTGACACTCATAACGATACTTGTTAGCACATCCAGTCAAGGATAAGGCTAATAGTGATATAACTAGTAGGCTACGAAGGGTTTTCATACCCTCCATTATACTATACTATTACTCTTCGTCTTCACGAATGCCAATGGTCATAAACCAGATGGCAATTGATGCTAGAGTTACATATCCTACTACTGTCTTTGCACTACCCTCTAAAACTACCCACGCTACAAAGAAGCCTAGAAATGTAAAGTTTTCACTTAGAATCGCCATAATTCTTTTCTTTAACCAGTTCATTATCTTCTCCTTATCATTGCACTACCAACTATGATTTGTCCAACTAGCACTGCTGCTACCAAGACTTCTTTAGCCTTTTGTCGTTCTTGTGGTGACATATCAGCGCCAATACTTGCTAGGGCCAATAATACCTCACATTTTTGTTCTTCAGTTAAACCTTCAATAGCCTCATCTGGATTAAAACATCCAGCAATTGCTCCCACTAAAGCAGCAGGAGATTCTAATGTAAGCAATGCTGATGCAACTTCTGCTGTAATAACAACAGGATTTCCATTAGCATCTGCTCTTACTTCTACTGGAATTTCTGGTGGAAGATCCCTGTATTCAAGACCTGCTGCTGCAATGTCTGAAGCAGTTACTGGTTCTCCATCTGCTGCTTCAATAAGAGCATCAGCAACTAATTCTTTTTCTGCAAGTGTAAATGTTCCATCTTCTGATAATGCATCAGATAAATTATTTACTTCATCAGAAGTTATTTCTCCATCAGCCATTAATGCATCTAGAACTGCTTCTGCATCTTCTGCTGTTAAGTTACCATCTGCAACTAGATCTTCTACTACTGAAATAATTTCCTCTACTGTTAATATTTCTTCTTCAGTAGATTCTTCTTCAACAGATTCTTCTTCAGTTGTTTCTTCTGTAGATGGCTCTTCTTCTGTAGTCTCTTCTTCTGTATTTTCTTCTTCAACAGGTTCTTCTGTGGTTGGCTCTTCTTCTGCTGGCTCTTCTTCTGTAGGTTCTTCAGTAGGTTCTTCTGCAGGAGGCTCTTCTATTGGAGTATCAACCGTTTCCCCACCAGTTAGGTTGCTGCTTTGTGCTGCTGGTATAGAAATAACAGTCTCAGTATATTGACTTACAGGTCCAGACCAGTTAGCAATTCTAATAGTATAGGTAGCACCTTCTGTCAAACCAGTTAATTGGATAGACTCTGGCGCACCATCTGTATTATATGTTCCACCAGCATAAGGATTTTCTGCGTCTGGATCATCTGTTATTACCTGATAAAACCAAGTATTTGCTGTGTATCCTTCTGGCAATTCAGGGGCAATAGTTACTGTAGTTCCCTCAATAATTGGCTCTGCAAGTATTGGGGCTGGTGTAGGAATATTATTGTTAATAGTATTAGTTAATGTTGTTGCTCTTGTATTTAATGTGGTTTGTAAATTTGTCTTAGTAGATACCGCTGAGTTTACTGTATTGTTTAATGAATTTATATTTGATTGCAATGTAGAAAGAGCAGAATTATTTATAGCATTTTGAGCAACAACTGGGCTAATACTTGAGTTTAATTGAAATATAGTTGCATTTGCAGCATCAACTGCTGCTTGAACAGAAGCATTATTTGGATCTGCTGTAGGAGTAAAATCTGGACCCTGACTAATCTGTCCATTAAATCCAGTTCCAGCATTTGTATCAATAATATCTGTTACAACACCATTTGTTGTTTCTCTGTAATTAAATCTAGCACCACCTGGAATTGGTCCTATAGCAGAAACATCTGCTTTCCATGCACCATTTGTTGGATTTACATCAGCATTAAATCTAACTTGAACCATTTGTGTAGAAGCATCTTGTTGTGGAAATGGTCTAAGGTCCCACGCAATATCTAATGAAGAACCTGTTGTTGCATATGTGATTCCAGTTCCTGTACTCCATGTAGTCCAGTCCCATCCTGCTATAGATATAGACGGAGCATTTGGAGTTGCCCAATAATTAGATCCTTCGTTAGTACCAAATGTTATAGTTGAATTAGAACCAACAAATACGTTATTGTATAAAGTTCCACCCATTAATAAATTAAATGGTAAATCCATACGAACACCAGCATCATCTACTCCAGCCAAAACATTTGTGCTTGTTCCAATGGTTGCTTGTAAAGCGTTTACTGCATTTTGAGCATTATCAATTGCAATATTTGCCTGAGTTAGTTCAGTTTGAGCAGTGGCTTGTGCTGTGACTGCTTCAGTTCTTGCTAATGTTAGTTCTGATATTTCTGTTTGAGCGGTAGTTACATCAATATTATTTATAGCAGTTTGAGCATCAATAACTGTATCTTTAGCATCTTGAACTACCTGAGAACTTTGATCTACTTGTGTAACAGTTGTATCAATAGCATTGATATTGTTAATGGCTGTCTGAACATTATTTACCTCTGCTTGTGCTGTTGAAACTGACGTAGACAAACCAGATGTTGCGGTTTGGGCTGAAGATAGTTCTTCCTGTGCTTGGGTTATTTCAGTTGTAGCACCTGTTGTGGCATCTATAGCCTCTTGAACGGCTGTAGTGGCTCCTGCAATGGCTGTGTTAACTGCTTGTTGAGCAGGACTTACAACAACCTGCTCTTGATTTTCTGTAGCCCCAGCATAGTCTGGTGCCATTATTCCAAAAACTGTGACACATAGTCCTACCCCAAAGCCTATTAATAGTTTGCGCTTTAGGTTATTCAATTTGGGGGCTAACTCCTATGCTTAATTATATGGTTAATTATATCATTTTTTATTTAATTAAACAACAAAAGTGTAATAAAAAAGAGGGCAGAAATTAATCTGCCCCCTAATTTATTAAGAATTTACTTCTTTAGAAGCAACTTCTGTAGTGCTGCAATCTGCTTGTTGATTGTTGCAATAAGTGCAACGATCATCTTTAAGATTTCAGCGTTACTTACAGTTGCAGTTGATTCTGCAATCTTATATGAAACTACCTTAGCAGAATCTGTTGATACGTATGCAGGTAGATCAACTACTGCATTAAACGCACCAACATTGTTGCCAACGGTAAACTGATAAGTCTTTGCTCCATTTGTAAATGTATCTGTTGAAGTTGCTGTTCCAACTAGTGTCATTCCACCAGCAGAGATTGCTACTCCTGTTCCAAGTGTTGCTGCATCGTGTACCTTAGCACTTGAAATATCAATTGCAGATACAGTTAACTTAGCAATTTCGCCTGGAAGGTATGATTCCTTATCAAACTTTGCTGTGTACTTATTAACACCTTGACCACAACGTGCATCAAACTCATTTGAGTAGATGACTGTTAGATCTGAAAGAGTATGTTGAATACGTACCTTTGTTGATCCTGATGTAGCAGCGCATGTCCAACCACCAGTTTGTACTGCTGTAGCAGATGATGCTCCAGCAACAGAAACAGCAGTTACCTGTGCGTTATACTTTGTGGTATCAGCAGTTGGAGTAACTCCAGCCAATTGATTACCAGCAGCATCCTTGACTACAAAGTCATAAGTGCCTGTACGTGTTCCACCAGCCTGTGCAATGTCTTCACCAGAAACTACAATAGATGCAGCCTGTCCAGTAAATGTAATTGACTTAGTTGTTAATAGTGTTCCATTAAATGAAACTGTAATTGTTGTTGCTACTGGCTTGTTTGCATTAGCAGTACCCTGCTTTACGTGGAGAACTCCACCAACACCAGTCTTAGCAGCAAATGAAACTTGAGTGCTTGGAGCACCGTCCCATGCAACAATTGCTCCACCTGTAGCAGATGCCTGTAGAACACCATTTGTTGAAAGAGTGGCATCGTATGCGTCTTTTGCAAGTACGTTTACATATCCAGTTCCATCATTAACAACTGTTGTTGATCCAGCAACATCTGCGCTAGAAGCAAGAGTTCCTGCTGTTGAAGTATCTTGAACACGTCCAAAACTGTTTGCTACAGAAAGAATGTTTGTCTTTGCAACAGTTCCAGCATAAATTGTCTTGATATCAATTGTAGAAGTGGTTGAGCCAACCTTCTTCTTTTGAGTTACTGTTACAGTGCCTGCACCGTTAACAGTTAACTTAACATTTGTAGGCAATACAACTGCTGTTGAAGTTGTTGCTGTAAATGTAAATGTTTTACCTAAATTGGTAAGTGTTACCCCTGTAGGGTTTGATCCTGCTGCTGTGTAATCAGTAAATGTTGCAGGACCAGAAATCTCTAGTGAGAGATTGTCGTCTGCTGTAGCAGCCAAAGACTCGCTAGTTGTTAAAGCAAGTACTGCGTTAACTCCAGCCTCTGCCTTAGTTGTGTCTGCCAATACTGTTACTCCACGAGCACCTGCAGCCAACGAATCGGACAATACATATCCGTTAGTTACTGCTGCTTGAGCCTGCGGAACTGCAACAAAGAATGTGCTTGCTACTGCTGCAGCCGTAACAAGTGCGATCTTTTTAAATGAATTCATCTTTCTCCTTGTTTAGTTTATATTATGTTTAATCTATCAAGAAAATCTCTGACATCTTCAGGCATTTCCTTGTTATCCAATTCTACCATAGCCCTCTGCTTCTCTGCAAGTCGTGTAGAGGAGGACCAGGTATGAATATCAATCTCAAGATTAGTATCCTTTGGTGTATGAGAGATAGCACCAAAAACAGCACCGCAAACGGCATCTGCTAAATCTTTAGATTTTTTTCTAGGGTGATCAACACGATTACCCTTCATTATTTTTAATTCTGACATTTCTTCTAATAGTAATGGAATCATAGGAATCGCAACACGCTCTTCATAGATCATCATTGCAAGATCTTCATAATGTTTTTTGGCAACAGAAACAGTATCGGTTCTTATTCCTACTGCCTTTAATTCATTTTGAATATCAAACGATTGCCAACGGTCAAAAGACACAATGCCAATATTAAAACCTTGTCTGCGTAGATTAATAATCCATTGCTTTACCTCAGATAGGTTTACTGGGCCTTCTGATTTTGGTTCCCACCATGCAACTGCATCTACTATTACGATTGGGGCTACTTGTTCATAATCTTTAATTACCTGAATATTTACCCATTTATCTACGTGGGCAATTGCTACCGCACACTTAT